TTGTGGCGTCCACGTCGCCCATAGCAGGCTCCCGTGTACTACAAGCACAACATAACAAACTGAAATTTTTTGCAAGTGATTGCATACTGAATGCAGACATCTGCACCGGTGACAAGTGCCTGACCTCAATGCCGAACTGGAAGAGCTTCACTGCGCCGTGGTTGCTGCTGTTCGCTCTCGCATCGAAAACGGAGAACAGACGAACGACGACATCCGCACGGCTCTTCAGCTGCTCAAGCAAAACTCCATCAGCGCCGCGCTGAATAAAGACGAAGCTCAGGAACTGAAGAACCGCATGGCCAAGAAGCTCGACTTCTCAGCCCTCACGAACAAGGTCATCCCCATCAGAGAGACCGACCAGAAACACCACGCCTAGTCCCGCCGTAATGACGGCCAATCGATTTGCTGGGTAAGCCAAGGGCCAGTGCATCAATGCTGGCCCCTGTTTCATCAGCCGCCATCTGGATCTGGTGTTCCCACAATTCCATCTCTCTTGTCTGCGCAATCCGGTGCTGATCCTGCGCAGCGGCTTCCGTAAAGAACTGAACCGCCAAAGACAACGCATCAATCCGGTCATCCCTTGAAAGCGCACCGCGTTCTGTCGTGATGCGGCTGCACTGAAACAGCAAACTCCGCTCATGCCCGCCATCGGCATTCCGCTCACCCTCCTGATAATCCTTGCGAATCACATCGCTGGAAAACACCAGCCGATGCTGCTGGACGACCGGAGCCAACGTGTCGCAGATCCGGCGTTCCTTCTGCTGAGAGACACGAACGCTCTCGATGCCACAGGGATGCACCTTGTTCAGAACAGGTGCGAGGAGTGCCTCAAACATGCCCGCACCAAAATTGCTCTCACTTACTACCTGCGTGATATTCCATCGTTTTGCCCTGATGGCCAGGGTCTTCAATACTTCCTCGGAATAGCCCTGCGTAGTCCCCCCGGATTCCAAACAAAAGAGGTTTCCACCGTATTCCGCTACTACAGCCCATGCCAGCTCGTCACTCCCGGCTCCGCCTCGACCGGCAGGGTCGATAGCCATTACACAGCGCCAAGTCTCCTTTGCTGATACCCATCCCTGAGTGATCATTGGCCGGTGGTAATACCGATCGGCACCAAGGCCAACGCAAACCAAGTCCTGGATTCGCTGATCTGGTCCTGATGCCCACGTCACCACCTCAGGCAATGCCTTGCCATCGAGGTCCATGACGATCAAATCACCAAGACGAATTGGATATTTTTCTAATGTTGAAAGCCGACAATTGAGCTGATACTGCAACTGAACAGATGCCCTGGTCATGGACATCTCACGTTTCAGTAGTTCGTCATGCCCGAAACGTTCTGGATCAGTCGGAATCCCGACAAGCGATGCGTCCTCTTCGACTTCAGCAGCAATGGTCGGCGCGAGGCAATCCTCGTATGCTTCCCAGTCATCCGAACTCGGGTCGGGATAACGAGCTGGCCACATGCGTTGAGCATAATTACGCTCCCGCCTGAGCCTTAAATATAAACTTGACTCCAGGTGAGGTGTGCCCAGAAAGATCGTCTGACGGGGCAACTCCCCTTCCACTGACGGCTTTCTGATCGCTTCTAACTCTGTAACGGCCGCGGCTAATCGTTCCTGCTTTAAAACCGTAATTGAGTTAGAAAGTGTCTCAATATCATCCCCAATTGCAACCGTGCAACGTTTACCAGTCAAGGAAGGGCTCAGTATTCCGACTGCCCTAACTGACGGGCTTTGATCAACAATTGATGGTCCAACATCCCAGGCATTGACTGATCCCCTGCCATCAGGCAACGGCTGCAAACACTGGAGGATGTCGATGTCCCGCACCAACCGCAGCATGAAGGTCGAGATCTCAATGGCCTTATCGGCCGTTGCACCAACCAGCAAAATCTTCTCACGGAACGGGTCACGTCTTAAACGCCATAGGGCGTAAACAGAAGTGAGAAAACTCTTTCCGCATCCTCGATAAGCAGTAACGATCTGTCTATCAGGTCCGTTTTCTAAGTAGTCAAGGATCCCAAGCTGCTGTTTTGTTGGTGTATCCGCTAAATTCAGCTCCCGCAGGATATAAGTCGCAAAATGCGGCAGCGGTTCTAGGACCGACGGAAGTGGTTCCCAAGCAGTCATACGTTATTCAGTCTTGGACTTTCGTGCCCTTGGCTTTTTAGGTTTCACTGCAGGAACAAAATCAGCTGCGACATAACCGGCATAACCCGTTGCCGCAACTCGTTCCTGCACTAAAGACAGCGGTGGGTTGGTGTGACCAATCAACCCAAGCGCTGCCTTAACTGAATTTTCTAGATACATGCTTATTCAGGCTGCACCAGAACGACTTCAAACCGCAGACCAGTGCCAGTACCGCCGACATCAGAGGCATTCACCGTCAGCTGATCACCTTTCTTGTATAACGTGCCTGGGCTTTGTACAACAGCAAAGATCAACGACCCACCACTGAATTGCAAATCAGCCGTGGCGAAGATCCCAACAGCACTGCCGGTATCACGCAGTTCAACACCGTTATATGAACCATCGGTGTAACCAGTGCCGAGATCAACCGTCTTCAGCTCAACGATGCCACCAATGGCGTCTGAGATGCCAGGGATGTACTTGTCTTCCTTCCCTTCCGTAATCATTGCAGTGACGACTTCGTCAGTATTAACGACGGAGCCAACCAACGTGCCCAGTGCCAGTCGGGAGAAATTTGGCACATACGTCTCAGGCATGGGTCTGCAGTGCAATGGTGCAATGTTTGCAGGCTACCCGTAAACAACACGAAAGCCCAGATGCCATAAAGACACCTGGGCTCTCGCCACACACCACTCCGAGAAAAGGCTCTGAAGCGGGGTCACAGGGAACCACCCCTGATGACAGATCGATCTTACAAGCGTCCGTCAAACAAGAGGTGATCAAGGAAAAACTGACGCTGTCCTTCCATCAAATCCAGCACTGACAACGTGATCTCACGCATGTGTTCAACGTCTGTGCAGGCCCTTACTTGCCTTCTGGTCAACTCCATCTCAAACGCATGTGCTGTGCTGTTCTCTAGGTCCATCCCCATGCACCCAGCCGTCTCTGTCAATCTGCAACGCCCAGATGACAGTCCTCTTCCCCGTAAGCCTCTTTACAGGATCGAACGATCGACTCCCTTAGCTGCCTCTCCTTTGGTCCCGTCAAATGCCAGCTACTAACAACACCACTCGCTTCCACTCCATACATCCTCACCTTCACCAATACACACCCATCATCCAGCTGCTCAATCTCAGTCACGATGTCCAGCCATAAGCACACTCAACGCAAAACTACCCAGTGCAAAGACAGCTGTCTCAAGCCAACAGCTCAATAACCCCCTCTCAATTTCCTCTGCTCTGATCACCGCCAAACGGTCCCCTAGCGCTGCCATCTGACCATCAGTCAGTCGATACAGCAGATCCTCCTGCTTAAACACGTTCCTCAACTCGTACCGGTTCAACTCGCTGATTTGCTTTTTCATTGGTGTGGTGGTGGTGTGTGGTTGGACTGGGTCAGGTCATGCCTCCTGAAATTTTGCCCAAAGGTGTCCGCGCTCTCGCTCCTTCCCGAACCCAACGACGTACGGGTTGATCGCGTAGTAATGCCCTGCCCCCCGATCAACCTTGATCCTTCTGACAAGGTGATGCTTGGTCAGGCGTGAGATCGTGCTGCAGATGTCTGCTGCCTTCTGATCCGTCATGGCCGCCAGTTCGGCTTGCGTGACATGGATCTGGCCTGTCTTCCAATCCGCCTGGGAGATCAAGGCAAAGAACACAGCTGAATCCCGCAGACGCAGTTCTCGGGTCCGAGTCAACTCCATGATCTTCTGCACGTCATGGATGAAAACCATCCCCCAACCCAGGAACCCTGGTGACTCTTCCGTCAGCATAGTTCTAGTGGTGCACAGGTGATGAACAGGCGAAAAACTAAGTCGACTTTGGATTTCGGTCAAGAACTCCCCTTCCACCACAGAACCAAATCCCAAATTCCTTCTAGATCTCTTAGGTACCACTCTCCCCTCACTGCCCCCTTCGCACAGAACACAGCTGCTGGTAATTCGACTGCCACCCGTTTTTGGGGTCGCACGTCGTGATGGCTTTTTCTCCCCGCGGGCCGGCGGCTCCCCCCTGCGGGGG